ACTTAGGTATTAACTATAATTCAGCAGATACCATTTATTCAGCTCCAAATAGTTTATACACAGAAATTAATTGGTTTTATCCTAAGTCAGGATCGGAACAAATTGATAGATGTGTAACTTATAATTTTGGTGAAAACGTATGGACTACAAGTTCATTAGCTAGAACCACCTATCAAGATCAAGGTGTATTTAATTTACCTTATGCAACAGAATACAACGCGACAACGACTCCAGTATTTTCACCTATCTCAGGAATTACAAATACTTATGGAGCTTCTTTGTACTATGCTCACGAAACAGGAACCGATCAAGTTAACAGTTCGGGCACAACTTCTATTGATGCTTTTATTAGATCGGGAGATTTTAATATTGAAGATGGGGAATTGTTTATGTCAATGAGAAGATTTATGCCTGACTATAAATTTTTAGTGGGTAATTCTAAAGTCACTTTGTTTGTATCCGATTTTCCTTCAGACACACAAACAAGTTCTCCTTTAGGTCCCTTTACAATAACAAGTACTACTGATAAAGTAGATACTAGAGCAAGAGGAAGATTACTGTCTATTAAAATAGAAAATGATGCTGCAGGTGAAACTTGGCGTTATGGTAGTTTTAGACTTGATGCACAACCAGACGGGAGAAGATAATGGCTAAATTAAGTAATTACATACCTGAGCCTAAACAAGAATACGACGTAGAAAATCAAAGACAAATTATAGAGTCTGTGACAACTATGAAACAACAACTTAATTTTTCTTTCCAACAAGATATAAAAAATGAACAGGACACCTTTAACTATTTCTTATCCTAATGAGTATATTTTACAGAAACCAAACTTTTGATTTAACTACTACTAACTTAACTACAGTATTAACTATTTCTACCTCTGCTATTGCTATTGTAAAAACGGTTCAAGCAGTTCATGATACTGCAAGTGATGTAAATACGGATCTTTTTGTTAAAGAAGTTTCTGGAAGTGATGTTCAAATTGGCCATGAAACTTTAAATAAAAATACTGTTAATATGTTAACAAACACCTTGAATTTAGAAGCAGGAGATGTTATAAAAATGCAAGCAGACACAGCTAATGAAATAACAGGTATTATTAGTTATGCGCTTATAAACAGAGAGAATGAAAATGGATAAAGATATACCCACAATAAATTGTACGACTGTCATCACTTTTAGAAATACTAAAACGGGTGAAAAGTTTACTGAGAAAGTAGAAGGACCTGATATTGTTCAAGATATAACAGTTCAAGTTTCCCCAAAAGGATTAAATATACTTCAGAAAGTTATGCAAAATGATAAATCAAAGCCCTAAAGGCGGAACCGAAATACAGTTAGAGTATTTAGAAAAATACGTTAATAAAGAGTTATTAGATCAAGTACAGATCACTACGTCTGTCCCTGAAAAAATACCTTTACACCCTACTAAGTTAAATATCCTTTGGCAAAAAAACTCTTACGATCAGCCTAACATAGCCCCCTGGTTTCAAGATAAATCTAACCATAGTAAGTATGATTGGTATGTATTTAATTCACATTGGAACTATGAAAAATTTAGAATGATGTTTAATATTCCAGAGGAACAATGTGTAGTTATTAAGAATGGAATAGATAAAATAGAAAAAGCAGAACCCTATCAACAAGGTAAACCCATACGAATAATCCATCAGAACACACCCTGGAGAGGACTAAGTGTTCTACTAGGTGCCATGCAAAAGGTTAAAAACCCTTTGATTACTTTAGATGTTTATTCTTCAACAGAGATATATGGAAAGAATTTTCATAAAAATAATGATCAAGATTACACAACTTTATATGAACAAGCAAAAAAATTGCCAAATGTAAATTACATTGGCTACAAACCAAACTCTTATATTAAAGAACATCTTAAAGATTATAATATGTATGTTTACCCAAGCATCTTTGAAGAGACTTCTTGTATATCTTTATTAGAATCTATGGCTGCGGGTTTATATTGTATTACTACAAATTATGGAGCTCTATTTGAGACAGGTGCAGAGTTCCCTATGTATATTCCGTACAGTAGTAACTATAGAAATTTAGCTGAAAAATTTGCTTATGGTATAGAAGCTGCTGCAGCAAGTCTACATGAATCTGTAATACACAACCATTTAATTTCACAATCTCAATACACACATCAGTACTATGGATGGGGCAAACAAGCTTCTTCATGGACTAGATTTTTACAAGGAGCTATAAATGCAAAAGCCTAACGAACCTATTTGGTTTAACGATGATAAAACAGTTACCCCTAATAATGATACCTATCAAACAATTAAAAAAAACAAAGTAGACTCTGCACAAAACTACACTGAAATAAATATTGGAGGTCAGTCCCCTCATAAAATAATGTTATGTACACCTTGTCATAGTGATGTCTCTATGCATTATTGCCAAGCTGTTTTAAAATTTCAACAAGAATGTTGGCAGAAAAAAATACAAGTCAGCTTTACTTTATTAAAATCATCTTTAGTTACTCAAGGCAGAAACCTATGTGTAGCTGAGATGTTAAACCATGAAGATAAATACACTCATTTATTGTTTATAGATTCAGATATAGACTTTCAAGCCAAGACCATATTTAAAATGCTAGAAGCAGACAAAGATATTATAGGGTGTCCTTATCCTATGAAAATGTTTAGTTGGGACAAATCATGGAGAAGGTTAAACGAAAAAGAAGATGCTATACAGAACCAAGATGATTATTTACGTAGCGCTTATACCTTTCCTGTTAAACTAGATAATCCAAATAATGTGGAAAGCACCAATGGGATAATCGAACTAACCCATGCTCCTACAGGATGTTTCTTAGTTAAAAGAGAAGTGTTAGAAAAAATGATGAAAGAGTACCCTGAACTAGAGATATTTCAAGCTACTATTATCAACGGTAAAGAAGAGAAAAAACCAAATATGTTTAACCTATTTGACACTCTTCATGACACTAAAACTAAACGTTATTACGGTGAAGACTTTGGATTCTGTCAGAGATGGAGAGATATTGGTGGTAAAGTATATGGTTATATAAATGACTATATTACTCATGTTGGAGAGCACTCTTATACCGGTCGTTTTTTTGACGATCTTTGGCAAGGTAGTCGTCCTCTTAAATCTGTTGACGACACCAAAAAAATCAAATAAAGTACCTTATTACAGGATTTCGTTGCCTGCTTAACAATATAAATATATTTAAATTATGGCAATATCTAGATCTTTAATGAACAGACAACTAAGAGCAAACGGTGGAATTATGGACGTTACACCAAGAGAGAATTTTGGTTTAGGGAGTTCACTTAAAAAATTCGTTAGAAAAATTATACCCAATGAAGTAGCAGAGATTGCTACTAAAGCTGCACCGTTTGTTGCACCTTTCAACCCTGCTCTTGCAGCGGGAATGTCAGGTTTAGGTACCTTTGATCAAACAGGAAGTATTAGCGCAGGTTTAAAAGCTGGAGCTATGAATTACGGTGGGGGTCAGTTAGCAAGATATGCAGGTGGCGCAGGTTTTCAAGGTAATCCTTTTGGACAAGGCGGAGCATTTACTCAAGGTGGATTTCAAAGTGGATTCAGTTCTCCTTTAGGTAATGAGACTGGTCTTGGTAAGTTTTTTTCTAAACCTAATGCACCTGTATCAGAAATTCAAAGTATAGGAACTACAGGTGATGCAAGTATAGCAGAACAGATAGCTGCTCAAGGAAGAGCTGTTAACGCAGAACAGACAGGACTATTCACTGAAGGATTAACAGGCGGAGCTGAAACTATAACCGATGCAGTAATAAATAAAACTACAGTAGCCAAAGAACCTGGATTTTTAAAAAATATGTTTGATGGAATAAGTAATCAAGACTATGGTAAAGTTGCTCAAACAATTGGAGATGGTGCTAAAAAATTTGGTAAAGCAATGTTTACAAACAAAGACGGTTCTATTGACAAAGCAGCAGTAATGGGAGCAATAGCTTTCGCTGGATCCTACGCAGAAGCTTTAGCCTTAGCAGAGGATGCGGGAGTAGAGCTTACAGAAGAAACGTATGATGAAGCTAGAAAAGTAGAAAAAAAAGAAGAGTACGCAGGTTACTTGACTAATTTCTTTGGTGGTCAAAAAGATGGTGGTAGAATAGGTTATGAAGGTGGAGCTAATGAATTAATTATGGAAAAATTAAAGGAAGATATAATGCCAGATACAAGCACTGAAGAAATGATAATGATCATGACAGATGATGGACCAAAAATGATCAAGAGATCAGACTATGAAGCAATGCCAGGAATGTTTAGAGATACGACTACAAGTCTTTATGGTGATGCAGCTAGAGGAAGACCTGTTCCAGAATTCGCTAACGGTGGTAGAATAGGTTACGCAAGAGGGACTCCTGATAATACTACTATGTTTGAAGAACTAAATACTGATACTATTTATCGACCCGAACCCGAGAGTACAATAACTTTACCAGAAGAAATGCCAGGCGATGATAGAATGGCCGGCGTTGATGGAGATGGTTTTAATGAAGATGCCGATAATATTAGAGGTTTAGCTGAAATTTATATGCAAGAAGGTATGAGTGAGTCTGACGCTTATAGCAAAGCTGTAGGAGAAATTTATGAAATCGATATGTCAAAATTTAAAAAAGGTGGCAGAGTAAACAGAAGATTCGGTTCGCCTGAAGAAGGTGAAAGAAGTGGTGTTATGGAAATGTTATCTGTGGATGTAGATGCAGGTGGCGATGAAGAGGAAGAAAATATGACGATGGCATATGAACCTGGAAGTTTTAAAAAAGATAAATTTAAACCTATGGAAATAGATGCGATTAATGAAAGATTACAAACTTTTTTAGATATGGAAGGAGGAGGATTACCTCTTCCATTAGTAGGAACAGTTAAAGGAATAGCAAATACTCTTAAAGCAGGTAAAGCAGTATTTACAGGACCTGAAAAAACTACAATTATTAGAAATTTAGCAGGAAGAAGTAGAGGAACTAACGCATATAAGGAGTTAGGTAAATCTATTCCAGAAGCTAAAAGAATTATGGACAATCCTATAGACTATTTAAAAGATGCAGCTATATTTAAGGAACTGCTAAAAGGTATTTTTAAAAAAGACGGCGGCAGAATAGGTCTTAAAGATGGGACAGGTTCTTCTAATAGAGTAGCACAATTAATGTTAGAAAGAGATTATCTACTTTCTAAAGACGAAGACGTTTCTTTTATAGACTTAGAGTTAGAAAGAGATTTTGGAATTCAAATGAAGGCTGAAGGCGGTATCATGGAAGCTAAAGTACCCACAGGTCAAATGAGAAAAAACAATGCTGGAGTAGCTGAGAGAGACTACAGACAAACAGGTGGATTTGTTCCAGTTGGAATTAAAGAAAGAGCCGATGATGTCCCTGCTATGCTATCTAAAAACGAATTTGTAATGACAGCAGATGCAGTAAGAGGCCTTGGTAATGGCAGCGTTGAAGAAGGTTCTAAGAAATTATACAACACAATGAAACAAGCAGAACAAGTAGGTAAAGCATAATGGCAACAACAGATTACACACAAACAACTAGACGATCCCCTGAGATAGAAGCGGCTCAAGAAAGTTATCTTGATTTATTAACGCAACAAGTTGGTAGAGCTCCAGGCAGTGCCGGTGTACCTACCTTATCGGCCCTTGGACCACAGATTGCAGGACAAAACGTTTTAACACAACAAGCTCAACAACAGGCAGCTACTCAAGGGGGTTTAGGTGCATTAACTTTTGATCCCACAACCGGTGCTGTAACCAGTGCAGGTCAAGGCACAGGTGTTGCAGGATACGAACCTTATTTAACTCAAGCAGGTCAATACTCTGGTCCCAATGCTTACCAACAGTTTATGTCTCCTTATCAACAAGATATTATAGACACTACTCTTACAGAGTTTGATCAACAAACTGCTCAAGGAGTTCCTCAATTAGCAGCGAATGCTATTAACGTTGGAGCTTATGGCGGTGGAAGAGATGCTATAGCTAACGCTCAGTATGCT